TGTTAAAACTCCTACTACCACATATCCATATTTTTTAGCGTTTTCTAGGTGTTCTAGGTGTCCAGAATGAATTATATCACCCGTCATATAAACATAAACTACCTTTCTCACAATCTTAAATCTTTCTAATCTAGTCCAAATCTTTTCATAAAAATAATAAGTTATTATCTTTATTATTGTATAAGTAATTGTAATTTGCGTTACTGCTGACCACTGGCCAGTAACTAATAGAACAATCAATCCTCCAAGCCCCATTCCTAGTATTACCTCATAGGTGAGTGCTTTAACAATACGCCTCATTCTTAGTCTTATTCTTTCAATTTTATTCCACACTCTTTCATGTAGGTAAAACACTAGCAAAAATGTCGCATGGTGGATTATTGTAATAAGTCCAGTAGTTATCCATTCTCTTGTAAAAAGATAAACTATTGTGGCTAAAATCAATACTCCTAACATCCTCCAAACTAAGCTTTTTAATATAGGCCTTTTATGTTTATTGCTCATATTAAACATTTTAAATACTTATCAATTTCCCAACTTCAATTATGTAATTCGTAATAGAGGAGCCCGTGGTCTCGTTTTGTTTTATCTCTCCAGTCCTCGTATGTCCATTCAAGATAGTCTTCAACGGGAGAGGGAACCAAATATTTGTTTCCTTTAAATTTGATTTCATCTAACTTTTTGTAAAATTTGCTTAAACTGCTCATTAAAGGCTTGTCGTAAGGAATACAAATCATTTCTTTCCCATCATCATAAAAGAAAAACAGTGTAATCTTAACATATCTTTCTAATACAATTATGCCTGTTTTTTCTGTTCCCTGATAATAAGGCACATTATCTAGTTTCTGCCCTTCAACAATCCAATACATATCTTGTGCCTTGAAACCCAAATCCATCAATTCTGTGGCTATTTTATTGCGCATTGCTAAAGACAAATCATCTGTAATCGCTAAATCAATATCACCATCATCAGGCAAAAACTCTTTATCTCTATAAGCCCAAGACAAGTCCCATAAGCAAGTGAGAATCTTACTCCTAACTTATCTAATAATTTTTTAATGGTCTTAAGGTCTTTTTCTGCAAACGAATTGTCCATTATATCCCTTCATTAAACGGAACCCAAGCGCCATTCAGATACTTGTATACTTTGCCTTTGTTTGATACTGCGAAAGGTGTTTCACCTGAAAAGGCAATGTTAACTATTTTCTCTTTGTCTTTCTTAGGTTTTACTTTTTCTGCCATAATTTTGTTGTTTTAATCACTTCAACCATTCGTTGAAGTGGGTCTTTTATTTCTATACCTGCGTCATTAAGAGCAGCCGACCTTCTTTGCTCCCTTAATTCATCGGGGTTTTTTAATTGTTGTCTAATAACTGATGCCAGTTTTTTAATATCTGGTTCTTTCTTAACCGCTTCTGAAAACGGCAGTTTCCATTGTAAGTATTTCATATCATTATTACAAGGTCTTGGTGTAAACAAGTTAGCAATAACCACTGGAATGTTTAGTATTTGAGCCATTAGTTCAAATGTTCCCTCGCTTATTGATACCAGTAAATCTGCCTTGCTTAATACATCGGCACAAATGTCCAAATGTTTAGGTCTGTCTCTGTGTGAGAACACAGGATTATCATACTTTTTAATATCGTGAACTTCCATTATCTTGGTAGTGATGTTGATGCCTTTCATTTTGCGAAGAACTTCTACCACTTGGTCATTCTCTGGTATATCAATATCCCAATGGTATGGACTAAACACTATGTTAGTTCCTTTGTGCTTTACTCGTGGTTTCAAATGGCTGAATACGGTAGTTCCTGTAATAACTATCTTTTCTGGCGGTATGCCAAATCTTGTTAAAGTATCTACATCAGTTTTACCCCAAACACAGAACTTATCTGAAATCATTTCTTTGTTCCAAGGATAACCATATTGAGTATATCCTCTCCTGCCGTGTAGTATTTGGATAACTGGCTTTCCTTTTAAATGAGCAAGTTTAGCTAATCCTCTTCCTTCTCCCATAACATCTTGCCAGAGAACTACTTTTTCCGCTTCATCAAAATCAACCTTCTCAAAGTGTTCTTCTAATCCGCTCATAACTTGATTATGGTCGCTAAAAAAGATTTTCATTAAGGTCTTAAAGCCCGTTCCCATAGAACTGCTACATCACGAAGGTTTCTATGTTTTTGAACCCAGTTATATTGTTTTTTCCTCAGTTTTTCCCTGAAATCCTTATCCACTATCAATTTTTCAAGTTTCTTATACCAGTCTTTTGTAGTATTTTTGGCGCAATATCCTACTTCTTTCTTATAAGGCAAAACATTAGAAGCAAGGGTAACCGCACCGATTGCCGCATACTCATAAAACTTGATACAACTCTTGGAACGATTAAACACATTATCGTGTAATGGCGCTATTCCTATATCAAAGTCCAGTTGTTTTAATCTATCTGGGTAAAGCATAGGAGACCAGAATGGTTCGTGCTGCCAGTTTATTCCTTTAATAGAGTTAGCCCATTTAATTGCTCTTTCAAAATACTTCTTTCTTTCTGGCTGAAGTCCCATTCTTAACATCTGCCTGTATTCCCATATGTCAGACGGTAACGGCGCACCTGTCATTCCCATAATAATAAATAAGAATTGATACTTTTTCTGTAATTCTATTATAGCCTCGCTCACAAGAACTAAATCGTCCCAGTGAGAAGCGGCTCCAGTATAACATATTCTTAATTCATCTGCCCTGTGTAATCTTTCTTCAAACGCATTAAAATCTATCGCATTAGGACAAACAACAACATTCTTGTTTTTCTTTTTAAGCAGTTTAGCCAGATAAGGAGTAGTCGTGGTAACAACATCAGCTTCTTTTAGCATAGTTTCATATTGTTCTTTCATATCAGTAGATATATTGGCTGACGGGTTGTCAGGATTAACATCCCATAAATCATCATCTAACTCATAAACAATCTTTTTTCCCATTTGTTTCCACTTTCTCATTAAAGGTATTGGGTCTACTGCATAAGTCCTGCTGAATACTATTGTATCTGGAAAGTCCAACACTGACTGTTCTGGCAGTTCTGTCCCCAGAATAACCAGTTGAACTTTATGACCTTTTCCCTTTAGGGCCCTTGATGGAAAATGATTTCTATAAAGCCAGCAGCCATTACGCCAATAATAAAATGAATCGTGCACATAAATAAGCTTAATGTTTTTTATGAGCTAATCTGTGGCACTCGTAGCATAGAGTTACCCCATTCTCAACTTCATATCTTAATTTTGGATATTTTACCCAGTGCTTAATATGGTGAGCTTCCAAATAACCACCAACTCTTTCGCAACCCTGACAAGTCCAATTATCTCTTGTGAATACAGATATTCTCCAGTTTATGTATTTCTTATCTCTTACGTGAAAACATCTTTTATATTTCTTTTTAGGAATCTTTGACCACCTCAGAAGCCCAGATATACTCATTTTCTTTAGTGCTTCTTTTGTATGTTTTCTGCCCTTCATTGGACTCGTTTTCCCTTTTAATTTTTCGCTTATCCTTTGTTTTTGTTCTTTTGGCATTTCCCCTATTTTCTTTCCGAGCCAATAACGAGCGTTGTTTTCGCTTATCTTTTGTTTCGCCTCTTCAGTGTGAAGTATTCCTTTTCTGTTTATACTTATCTTCTTCTTTGATTCTTCTGTGTGTTTAAATCCGATTCTGGCTTTGCTGATTTTTGCTCCAGAGATTTTTCTCGCTTCTGGAGAAACAAAATCTGGATGTCCTTCTTGAAAACCCTTGGCTCCAATCATCGTTTTATATTTTTTAAGAACTTAACAAATTGTTCGGTTTCTTCTATCTTTTTTTGTATTCCTGTTAAATCTTGGCTTTTTTGTGCTTCTTTGTGAACCGTAACTCTTTCAGTCAAATATGCTTCCAATAATTCAAAGACCGCAACATCTTCTTGTTTAGTTTCAAGTAAGTTTTTAAGTGCTTTTCGCTTATAATCTTTTCTAAACATAGTCTTTTTCAGACGCATCGGGGAAAAGCGTCTGAGTCTTCCCCCGATAAACGACTATTTAATAGTTATACTTTATGCAATCGGACATCTAAGAATCTATCTGCGTTCTTGGTAAATACTTTAGTGCCATACAAAGTGTAAGCAATAAAGTTTTTCCCTAACTTGTCTGAAACATCCTTAATCACCATTGTTGGCGACTGTTGCATCACTAAATCAATCATTCCTCTCTTTCCAAAGTATAGATGACGACAATAAGCTGCGGTTTCAGCTCCACCAGTTGAAACTGTTGATGTTGGCAGATTCTGTGAAAGATAGAGTTTAAAGCCCATCCATTCTCCTGCATATCCATTTCTTAATGTAGCGTCAGCAACTTGATAACCAACTCCAGTAGCTTTGCTTTCAATCAGTTCCATTGTGTCAGCGTCAATAACAGCAATCCAATCTCCTTCTGTAACGTGGCCTTCTCTTAACTTCTGTCGTGCCTTGCTGAAAATATCAATGATATTCGCAGTAGTGGCAGTAATAGAATGTCCAGAAGCTCCGCCAGCAATGTCGTTGCCTCTAAATAGAATTCCTCTATTAATGTTTCCAACTGCAAATACTGCTTGGTCTATATCGTCAGCTAATCTGTAAGCCATCTCTTCAGCCATTGCTCCTCCGATGCTTGCTAAGTTGGACTGCAAATTATCCACGTTATCTACGTATATTGCAACATCTCTTTTAGTTGCAACAGTAATATAATCATCGGTAAAGTCCATTACTTTAGCACTAACGGGGGAACCTGGAGCATACGCTTCAGAAGCTAAATTACCGAAGTAATTCTTGTGAAGAGTGTCTCCAATCTGTAGCTCTGGCTGTAAGTCTGTACTGGCAACATCTAATGCTACCAAAGACTTATATAGAGGGACTTGTAAACTCGCTGACCAAAATTCGGGGAAAGAACCAGATACATCTTGTCCTGTTACGTTTTGTGAACGAGGCATTTTTGTTTACCTCCTATTTCCTTGAGTCTCTTTGTCTTTGTTGTGCCCAAGTTGTTTTTCCTTTACCAACGCCCATTTTAAGAAGAGCGTCTTCCTTTTCTTCTACCGTCATATCGGTAAGGGATTTTCGTTTTGGGGTAATAGACTGTTTAGTTGAAGGAGGCAATGTTTGGTCTTTTTCGACCTTTTCTTTATGCGCTCCTTGCCAAAGAATAAAGTTTTCGTCCTTACGAGCTTCTGATAAAGTAGTTTTATTTACACTAGCTCTAAATCTGAGTTCTGCTATTTCTTCTGGAGACAAGTCTTTAGTGGCTATATTAATCTCCACAATAGCATCTACATCAGAAGATTCAGAAGTTGGCTTTTCAGCTAACTTAGCTTCTGCCTTTTTGGCTCTTTCTTCCGCCAACTTCATACGAGCATATACCTTATCAAGCTCTTTTTGGGTTACTTTCTTCTCATCAGCAACCTCAGGTTTTTCTTCTTCGGTTTCCTGCTCCGAATCAGAGGTTTCTTCAGTTTCAGAGGTTTCCTCTTCCTCCTTGGTCTCAATGGTTTCCTCAACTTTTTCTATCATAATTTTATAAGATTTATGAACTTACGGTGTTTTTAATAGGTACGCCTCCTACCAACCTTTTTACATGTAGGGATTTTTCTCCCTGTCTGTTGTTTGTTTATTTACTGTATTTAAAAATCTTAGTAATTTTCTTAATATCCCAACCGCAAGTTTATGCGCTCTGGCTTGATTTTCAAAATCTTCATTTGGGATTAGACTTACATTTTCTAATCTGGTTATTTCAATATTCAACCAATCTTTAAGCGCAGCTCCGTGTCCAGAAGCAGCTAAACTTTTTAATTGTTGTTCTCTGATTTCTTGTTTCATATTGTTCTTTCAACCGCAGCACCTGGCATTGGTGCTGGTCTGCTCACTCCTCCGCCTGCTGGTTTAGCTGGCATTAATTGTTGTATTCCTGTTGGCTGAACATCTGGCTCAAAGTCTATAATTGATGCTCCACCTGCTTCTAAGTATTTAGCAAAGAACTTCTTTTTAACTGGGTCTGTTAATAGGGTAGGGTCTGCCGTAACTGCTTGTAATCCAGCAAACATTGTCTGTGCCCAAATAGAAGTATCCCGCTGTTCTCCTGTAATTATGATGTCAATCATATACTTAAGATTCTGATAAAACTCTTTTGGTATGGTAAGTAAAATCTCTTTGCCTTGTTTTACTCTTTCTTCTATGCCTGCCTTAATAGCGTCATATTGAACTCTTGTAGGAAACTTTGCTTTTCTCTTTAAGAAGTCAAATAAAGCGTTTCTGGCTTTCTGTTTAATCATCATACCACGAACTTTGTCCAAATCCTCTCCAGCTATGCGCAATACGTGTTCTCCTGTGTTCTGTTTGGCAAACTGCGGGATTATGGCTTTGAATAAAAACTCTTTTACGTCTAAGGCAATATTCTCACTTAGTTGGTCAAAATGACCAGTTGTCATCGCAACAGCTATTCTTGCTGAACCCAAAGGAGTACCTGCTGGTGGTCGTTCGCCTCTAATAACATCGTGGCTAAAAGTCAATTCATCTCGGTTAGCCATCCACTTTTCGGTTTCTTGGTTATAGGTAGCCAGATTGCGGTCAGCCATATCAACCTGTGTGATTTCTGATTCAACATTTAAGATTTCTCCATTCATTACATCTGTAAACAGGTTTCTGTTAACACCCTCATCTCTTGTCTGCCAGACTCTTAACGCTGACCAGAAGGATGACTTTGCCTGTAAGTTGGCAACTTCATTCTCTCTTATCTGTGGGTCAAATAATACTTCTACAACTCCTACTCCTAACCATCTGCCAGGTATCTTTTCCAAATGAAACTCCCAGTAAGGATGTTTCTCAATTATATCTGTTCCCAATATTACGCCATCATAAGAAGTTATTTGTTTTGTCTGTTCGTCCATTTTGTTAACTCCCACATCTGCTACATAAGTTCTGCGGTATTCATAAGACTTAATTCCTTCTACACTAATCGTTTCTTCTTCTCCGTACCGCTCATAAACAACCATATAAGTAGTGCCCATTTTGCGGTATTCTTCTATTGCTGATTCTACTCCATCCCAGCCTAGTTTCTTTCCCATTTTCTTGAACTCCATCGGAGTATACAGATGTTTCTCAATAATATAATTGGCTCCATCTAAAGTATCAGCTGATTGGTCGACTATAAAGTTCCGCAGGTCTACAAATAAGGGTTTGCTATCAACTACCTTTAAAACACAAGAACCGAACACTGGCAGTTCGGTAAATAACCTGTTAAGCACTTTTCCAAAGTTTTGGTCTTTCATCCAGAACTTTAAGTCCCGTTCAAAAAACCAAGTCTTGCTTGGGTCTCCGCTACCTGCGGTTTGAACATTGATATGCTTGGTATCAAAATCTATCGCTTTGGTAGTTACTTTACAAGGATTACGGACAATGTTAAAAAAGAACTTTTTTTGTCCTTCATCGTCCAACTCGCCGTTGATGAACTTAGAATTATGATAAAGATAAATCCTGTCTAATGTGCGTTTCTGATTAAAAGAAAGCCCATCAACGATTTGAATATTATCGTTTTCAAACTCGTGTTTTTCTTTTTGTATTGTTGCTAACATTATTTTTTCTTCTTACTATGTTTTTTGGCTCTATAAGCCGAATAAGCCCTTTCACAAGTAGCTTTAGATGTATACATACAGGGACTACTTCCCAGCTTATACTTGCCGTTGCCACATTTAATACAAGGCATTTTATTTCCAGTTTTTATGTTTACGCTTGGGCGACTTTTTACCTGTTTTTTTACAGATTTTCCTCTGTTTTCCTTTTGGCATATTAACTCACTATACTTGGATTTCTACTAAACGACTTTTGAACTTCAGCTTTCTGTGCTTTTTGCGGTGGTTTAATGTTACCAGTAGCCGTTTTGACAGCTTTGTTTAATCTGCCTGTATGTCTTTTTTTTTAACATTTGATTAACACTCATAAATATTGATATTTACGTTTAATTGGTGGTATCGACTTTTTTGCTCTAATTATTTCTATCTTTTGGGGAGAATACTCCCAAAAAGCTAACATAGTGGACATAACATCATCATCGTGGAATCCTCTCTGTGCTCCTGCTCCTTTTTGACGTGCTTGGTCTGACCAGATAAAGACTTTGAATTCTTGAATAGTCTTATCATCGTAAATCTTGGGGAATCTTTTTGTCAGTAAGCCCTGAAAGTGCGAGATTAAGGCTTGTTTTGATTGATAATTAGTATTAAAACCTAATTTCTCTGTTTCTCGCTTCTCTCTATAATCCATTTGCTTTCTTCTGTAAATTTTCAAGTCCCTAATTCCTTCTACCAAAGCAGCGCCTGCGGCATTTGATTCTGGGATTATTAGCTTAACGTGATATTTATAGTATAAAAACTTAACTTTCTCTATAAGGGCTGGGATTGTGATTTTTCCATTAAATTTAGCCACTTTTTTGCCCTCGCTTGATACAACTGATATAGAAGACGGGTCAACTGAACCTTCTGACGGGTCTACTCCCATTCTATATTCCACACGTTGTTCCAATTTAATATCTTCGTAGATTTCACAGCCTTCTTCTGTCCTAATAGGAAGCTTTTTCATTGCTTCCATTCTATCTACGTGTTCTTGGGCAAATACCGCTCTATCTGTAAGCACGTCTGGCGTCCATTGTCCGTATACGTATCGTTTGACAAAACGTTCATCCTTTTCCAGTTGGGCCTGTAAGTAGTCATCTGGCAGGTTATCACGGTTATCTAGCATAGAACCCTCTACTAGACAGGTACCCTTGCGTGGATTAGCTTTAAACCAGTCATAAGCCCAAAAGTTAGCAGGATTGGTTGTCATGTTGCCCTGCCTGAATGGAACCATACGCCTCATTCGAGTATCTAGCGTGTTGAAAGCCTCATATTCCACTTCTTCCAGCTGGTCTATAAAGAATCCTCCTAT